TACTACTCGTTTGGCTTTGCCCCCGGCTTTGATTTGTAAAATTCGGAATTCAAAAACTTCCCCGGCTCAATGCCGGGGAAGTAGCCGCAAGGAGGCAAGATCATACCATGAACATAGGGCTTATCGACGTAGATAGCCACAATTTCCCGAATCTCGCGCTTATGAAGATTTCCGCATTCCACAAATCGCGCGGCGATCATGTCGAGTGGTGGTGGGGATTCGGTGACTACGACATTGTTTATATGTCAAAGGTGTTTGACGATACATATTCAAAAGACGTTGACGAACCCTTGAATGCAAGGAAAATCATAAAAGGCGGAACGGGATACGGGCTTAACGGCAATTTGCCGGAAGAAATCGAACACATTTACCCTGATTATTCCCTATACCCGGAATTGACGAAAGATACGGCATACGGATTTCTGACAAGAGGTTGCCCGCGACACTGTTCATTTTGCATCGTTGGCGACAAAGAGGGCTTACAGAGCAGAAAAGTCGCAGACTTGTCGGAATGGTGGCACGGACAGCGATATATAAAGCTGCTTGACCCGAATATAACAGCCTGCAAAGATCGGCTTGACCTTCTGCGGCAACTGGCAGATAGCGGCGCATGGGTCGATTTCACGCAAGGCGTTGACTGCCGGACACTGACAAAAGAAATCGTTCTGTCCCTGAACGCTGTGAAAACGAAAATGATTCATTTTGCGTGGGATTTCATGGAACAGTCCGACGCAGTAGTGAAAGGGCTTGAATTGTACGCGCAGCACGGCGCGATCACGGATGAACGAAAACGCCGGGTCTACGTGCTTACGAACTACAATACGACGCAGGCGGAAAATCTGCACAGGATTTACACGTTGCGGAATATGGGCTATGACCCATACGTTATGATCTACGACAAGCCCCATGCGCCGCGCGAAATACGGCTTTTGCAAAGATGGGTAAACAACAAGATCATTTTCAGAAAATGCGAACGCTTTGAAGATTATGACCCGAAGCGGCGCTGACGGAGGCTGAAATGAACAAATACATTGGAAAAATCATCATCGTTACGAATATGCGGAAAATCCCGCGTTCGTGCGCGGAATGCGGCTACTATGACGGCATGGGAAACCGCCCCGGCGGGCGCTACAACGACGGTATTTGCACGGCGGGCGCGTCGATTTACAGTACACGCGGCATTCGGGTAACAAAAGAACGGCTGAAAAACTGCCCGCTGCACATGATCGGGAGGGATAGCAATGACTGATGAATACATAAGCCGGGAAAAGACGCTGGAACTGCTCAAAAGTCTGAGCAGTCGGGACTATCGCCGGAAAAAAGGCACAATTCAGGATGCAATCAAGATGATTTCTTACGCCGTGTACACGCCCGCCGCCGACGTTGCGCCGGTGCGACATGGGCGGTGGATTTACCATGATGACGGTGTATTCACTTGTAGTGAATGCGGCAACGCAGAATCTAACGACAGCTATTATTGCAGACTATGCGGGGCAAAGATGGATGGTGTTTGACGGTGAAAATTGAACGTGCGATTGAAATTCTGAATCCCGCGCATCGGGAACATTACGAAAGCATTGAACCGGTAGACGAAGCCTGCCGCATGGGAATTGCGGCGTTGTTGTACCGCGTTCGGAAAAAACCGGAATACCTTCCAGCACGCCCCGCGCCCGCTTTAGCCTGCAAGCGGTGCGGCAGCGCTAAACACTTGCACAATGCAGACGGCGCGCAGAACGCATTCTGCGGGCAATGCGGACAGGCTATTGACTGGACGGATGCGGCGGAAACGGACGCATAAAAAAGCCGCCGACGTTTTCGCAGAACGTCGGCGGTGCTTGCCTCGGAAAAGACAAGGTTACTCATACCTTATATATAATATCACGTTCCGGGGCGATATGCAAGCGAAAAGCGGCGGGAAACCGCTATTTTCGGGCTTGTATGGGATAGTAACTTAACGACCACAGAGCCGCCGGAGGTAAAGGCATGAAAACAATCTATCGGGAAAAACGCTACTACTGCGGGGAGTACCTCGACGTATATATTTTTCCTACATATCGGCAATCGAACGGACGGCGCAGCCGGAGCAAGCCGACAACCGACGCGCAGAAGAAATTAAATCAGCGCCACAGGGAAGAAAAACTTGTCAGACTGCTTCACGCGAACTTCACGCCGGATGATCTTGAAATTCACCTGACATATACCGTCCAGCCGGAAAGCGAAGAAGAAGCTGCCCGCAATGCCCGCAATTACATACGTCGCATTCAGCGGATGCGGAAGAAAGCCGGATTGCCGCCGCTGAAATACATCGTCGTGACAGAACGCGGCGGAAAGACCGGGCGTTATCATCATCACATCACGATCAACGGCGGGTTAGATCGTGACGCGGTGGAGGCGGCTTGGGGCTTGGCCTACGCAAACAGCCGCCGCCTGCAATTCACGGAAACAGGGCTTGCCGGTCTTGGACATTACATCGTCAAAAAGCCCGTCGGAAAAAAGGCTTGGAATGCGTCAAAGAATCTGATTGACCCTGACCCGAAAACACGTGACGGACGCATTTCCGGCAGGCGGGCGGAAGAACTCGCACGGGACACGACCAACAACGCCGAATATGAAAAGCTGTACCCCGGCTATTTCCTTGCGGAAGCTGGCGCGTTTCATAACGACGTGAACGGCGGACGGTATATCGTCGCCCGGTTTTACCGCCGGGACGGTAAATTTATAAAGCCACAGCGAAAAACAAAAACGAATCGGAGGCGGAAAGAATGACGGTAAATGAATTTGCACAGGATGTCCACAAAAACGCCGTTGCGCACGGTTGGTATGATGCGCCTATCACGTTCCCGGAAGTCGCGGTTATGATACACGCTGAAATCTCGGAAGCCGTGGAAGAATGGCGGAGCGGAAACCCGGTTATCTACGGCACGTGCGCGTTGTCGCCGGAGAATTGCAAGTTTTCAAAAATCTGCGATAACGTCGGGCATCCTTCGGGCGCTGATACGGCGGGAAACTGCAAGCCGGAGGGCGTTGCGGTCGAACTCTGCGATGCGGTCATGCGCATCATGGATTTCCTTGCGTTCATGGGCGTAGACATTGAAGCCGTGCTTATGGCAAAGCACGAATACAACAAAGGGCGCGAATACCGGCACGGCGGAAAGCGCGCATAAGGAGGCGGGCTATGATTAACTATTTCGACGCAGCGGAAAACACGCTGCGATCACGTTCAATGCTTGAAAAGGCATTGAAAAACCTGATGCGGCGGCAGGAAAGAATCATGCGCCACAATGCGCCGTCTGGCTATCCGTCGTTAGATACGTCGAAGCCGTACACAAGCACGAAAAGTGTAAACGATGCGCTGACAGATTGCATTGAGATTGCCGAAGTTGCACGGGAGATCAACTACACAAAAGACAAGATCGACGAAATCGACAGCGTATTGCAGCAGCTTGACCCGCAAGACGCGGAATTACTGCGCCTATGGTACATAGAGCGGAAAAGCAAAGAAGAAATTGCCGCACAGGTGAACTATGCGTCGCGCACGTCAATCTACGATTTGCGCAATAAAGCCGTTGCGGGCTTTGCTGTGCTGTACTTCGGTGCGGATGCTGGGGCGCTGCTCTGACCGCGCCGGACGCTTTTGAAAAAAGTCTGAACAGAAAGTTTCGGAAATCCGTGCTATGCTGATAGCCGTAAAGGGAGGTCGAGGAAACCTCGCCGCCGTGCGCCTTGCGCTTATGCGCAGGGCGTTCCCTTTACCATTTTGCAAGGAGGCAGCGGAATGAAAGCATTTGCAAAAGCATTCTACGAATCGGCAGCATGGCGGCGGACGCGGGCGTACATCCTGAAACGCGACGCGGGGCTATGCGTCAGGTGCGGCGCGCCCGGTTGCATCGTCCATCACAAGACGGAATTAACGCCGCGAAACATAGATGACCCCATGATTACGCTGAACGAAGATAATCTTGAAACCGTCTGCCGGACGTGTCACGCGATCATTCACGAAGGAATGCCGCCGCTTGCAGACGGTCTTGCTTTTGATGCAGACGGAAACGTCATCGAATCCGCAATATCCCCCCCGGTGCGCCGCTGAAAATTTCCGGCGGCGTAACCGCGCTTCACCCACGTTTAGAACCGCCCCGGTCGCGCACATGAGGGGGGGTAACGCAAAATTCAGGAGGTGGCATACATTATATGGCGGAAGAAAAAAAGACATACGAAGATATGTCAAACCCTGAAAAAATTGACGCGAAAAAGCGAAAAATTAAAAAACTTTTCCGTGATTTACCCACAGAAAAGAAGCAATTCGCGGAGGGTTTAATCAATCAATTCGCGGTCACGTCGGTTACGCTGGAACGCCTTGCCGACGCGATCAACAACGGCGATCTTATCGAAGATTTTGTGCAGGGCGCACAGAAAATGCGTCGGGAGTCCCCCGCCCTACGCGCCTATAACACGACGATCAAATCGTTTTCGACGCTGACAAATCAGCTTATCAGCCTGCTGCCGGAAAAGGAAAAGAAAACGGCGGGCGATGAACTGATGCAGTTTATTACGAAGCCGAAAGCGGCGGGCAGATAATGAACTATGTGCGCGAATACTGGGGGCGGATTTCAAGCGGCGAGATCGTCACAAGCCGCCGCGTCAAAGCTGTTTACGGGCGGCTGATGCAGGAAATGGACGCGCCCTCGGATGATTCGGCGTACTATTTCGACGAAGAAACCGGGGAACGCCCGATTTTGTTCATTGAGCAATTCTGCAAGCAGTCACAGGGTACACTCGGCGCGGCGTTGAAGCTGGAATTATTTCAAAAGGCGTTCATTCAGACGCTATTCGGTTGGCTTGAAAAAGACACGGGATACCGGCGCTTCCGCGAAACGCTGCTTTTGGTCGCCCGAAAGAACGGAAAAACGACGCTGCTTGCGGCTATCGCGCTGTATCTGCTTGTCGCGGACTATGAGGGCGCGGCGGAAATCTATTCCGTAGCGACGAAAAAAGATCAGGCAAAAAAGACGCTGACCGAAGCCGTCAACATGGTCAAGCAGTCGCCGGAACTGCGCGCGATCATCAAAAAGCGCCGGAACGATATTTACTTTCCGGCGACGGCATCCATCTTTGAAGCCCTCGCGTCGGATTCCAACACGCTTGACGGTCTAAACTCCCACGCGGTTATCATCGACGAATTGCACGCCATTCGTGACCGCAATTTGTACGAAGTTATGAAGCAATCGACCTCCAGCCGCCGACAGCCCATCGTGATTATGATTACCACATCCGGCACGGTACGCGAATCCGTGTTTGATAACATTTACGAATTGGCGTGCAACATAGCCGACGGCAAGATAACGGAAGATACGTTTTTGCCGGTGCTGTATGAACTGGATGACCGTGCCGAATGGACAGACCCGCAAGCGTGGATAAAGGCGAATCCGGGACTCGGAACGATCAAGCGTTATTCTACACTGGCATCATTCGTCGAGCGGGCAAAGAAGAACCCGGAAGATTTACCCGGCGTTCTCTGCAAGGATTTCAACGTAAAATCCGTGACAGCGGCGGCGTGGTTAAGCTACGACGAAGTAAAGAGCGACGCGACGTTCACGATGCAGGACGTGTATAACACGTACGCAATCGGCGGTTGTGACCTATCCGCGACAACTGACTTGACGTGCGCGACGCTCCTGATTCGCAAATCCGGGGATGACCCGCAAATTTACGTTTTACAGCATTACTTTTTACCGGCGAAGAAGCTGGAAATGCTGGACGAACACAACACGCAGGAAGCGCCCTATAAAACATGGGCTGACCGTGGATTGCTGACGGTCTGCGACGGCGTGCGCGTGGACTATTCCGACGTGACGGCGTGGTTCTGCCAGATGCGCGACGAATACAAGATCGACACGTACAAAGTCGGATATGACCGCGCCCTCGCGGGTTACTGGGTCGATGAAATGACCTCCAACGGCTTTGAAATGGTCGCCGTTGCGCAGGGTCCGTTTACATGGTCGCAGCCGATGCGCGAAATGGGCGCAGCATTCGCAGACAAAAAAGTGAATTACAACAAAAATCCCGTTTTGCTTTGGTGTCTGACGAACACGGCAGTCAAGAAAAGCGGGGTCAATAATATCCAGCCCGTAAAGATTTCCGACAAGCGCCGCATTGACGGCGCGGTTTCGCTCCTGAATGCGTGGGTCATCTATGTGCGGGATTTCGAGGACTATATGTATTTGGTGGGGTGACAACATGGCAGAAAAACGAGGGCTATTTCAGTCGATCTTCGGGAAGAAGCAGCAAAGCGACAAGGATTTTCATGCGTACAAGCTGCTTAGTTCGTGGGAATCGACCTTTTCGCCGTATTCCGGCAATATGTGGGATATTAACACGGTTCGTTCCGCCGTGGACGCATTCGCCCGCCGCGCATCGACCGCGCAGCCGCGCCACGTCCGGCAGTCCCCGGAAACGACGGTATCCGTCAATGACTACGTTGACCGCATCTTGCAGTATCAGCCGAATCCGTACATGACGGCGGCTGATTTTTATTACAAGCTGGCGGCACAATACAAGGTCTACAACAACGCCGTCGCATATCCCGTCTTTGACAGTCAACGGCGGCTTGTGGCGATCTATCCCATCAACGCGCAGTATTTTGAACTGCTTGAATATATGGGAACGCTGTATTGCCGGTTCAAATTCGCAACGGGCGCGTCGTATATCTGCGAGTATTCCCGCATTATCCACATCCGCAGACATTTCCTCGAAAACGATATTTTCGGGGATGACAACCGCCCGCTGAATCCTGTTTTGAAAACGGCGAACACGTTCAATCAGTCTATGTCGAAGTTTGCCGAACTCGTCGCCGTCATTCGCGGCATCCTGAAAGTTTCAAACGCCGTGAAAAATGAGGATTTGAACCGCCGCCGTGACGATTTCGTACGGGACAATCTGCGCATGGAGAACAACGGCGCGGGCATCGTGGTCACGGATTCCAAGTATGACTATACGCCGCTGAACGACAAGACAACGCCGATTCCGGCAAATCAGCTTGAATACATCAAGACGGAAATTTATGACTACCTCGGCGTTTCAAAAGAGATCGTCGAAAACACGGCTACCCCGCAGCAGGAACAGGCTTTTTACAGCGGCGAAATCGCGCCGTTCTTCCGCAAGCTAACGCAGGCGTTCACGAACGTGCTGTTTACAGAACGGGAGATCGGACACGGCAACCGCATCATTTTCGCCGCAAATTCCGTGCAGTTTGCAACGCTGCCCGAAAAGGTGACGGCGGCGAAATTCCTGACGGAGATCGGCGCGGCGACGCTTGACCAGATTTTGACCATGTTCGATATGCCGACAATCGGCGGCGAAGAAGGTGCGCGCCGCGTCCAGACGCTCAACATGGTCAATGCAAAACTTGCCGACAAGTATCAGACGGGCGCAGACGGCGAAACGCCGCCGGATGACCCGAAGAAGGAAAAAGACCCGCCGCCCACAGAGCCGGACGGCGGAGAAGCAAAGGAGGCTTAACGTTATGGGTATGAAACAAGGGCGCGAATACCGCGCCGTGCAGGATTTTTCCCTCGTTCCACGCGCAGAAGAAAAGGACGAATACCGCGTGCGCGGTACGGCGGTCGTGTTTGATACGCCGACGGTTCTTTTTGAATACGACGGCGTGAAGTATTCCGAGGTCATTGACCGCAACGCATTTGACGAATGCGATATGTCCGACGTGATTTTTAACTACAATCACGGCGGCAAGGTGGTCGCCCGTCTGCGCAATAAAACGCTTACGCTGACCATCGACGAACGCGGCTTGCACATGGAAGCCGACCTCGGCGGCACACAGGCGGGGCGCGAACTGTATGAGGAAATCGACGGCGGGTATGTCGATAAAATGTCCTTTTCCTTTTCTGTGCGCGAATCCAAGTATGACAGCGTAACGCATACCCGCACGATCACAAAGGTCAAGAAGCTATACGACGTGTCGGCGGTGGATATTCCCGCGTACAAAGACACAGAAATTTCCGCGCGCAGTTTCTTTGAAGTGGAGCATTCAAAGGAACTGGCGGCTTTGGAGCAAGCCGCGCGCAGGAAACGTCTGATAGCTTTGACATACTGAAAACCCACATTTTTTGAATTTATGGAGGTAAAAACATGAACATTGAGAAAAGACGCGCCGAAATCGCTGCGCGCAAGGCTGAAATCCGCAAGCTGCTTACCGATGACAAGAACGCCGACATTGACGCGCTGGAAAAGGAACTGCGCGAACTGAATGAGGAAGATGCAGGACTCGAAAAGCGTCAGGCAATCGAACGTATGCTGAATTCCGGCTCGGCTATGGGCAATCCCATCGAAAACCCCGTCGCTGCCCGCAGCCTGCCCGTAGAGGATACGGAAAAGCTGTATCGTTCCGCATGGCTGAAAACCTTGCAGGGCAAGTCCCTGACGGACGATGAAAAGCGCGTTTACGAACAGCGCGCGTATTCGACCGCTGCAAATTCCGCGCTGCCCATCATCCCGGAAACGACCGCGAATCAGATCATCAAGAAAATGTACGAGGTCGCCCCGATTTTGCAGCGCTGCAAAATCTTCCACGTCCCCGGCAATTTCAAATTCGCCGTCGAAGGCACGAACAGTGACGCGGCGCTTCACACGGAGAACGCAAGCATTACCGCCGCCTCCGACAGCCTGACTTCCGTTTCCCTGACGGGCTACGAAATCGTCAAGCTGGTCAAGGCATCCCGCGCATCTTCCGAAATGGCGCTGTCCGCGTTTGAAAGCTACATTGTCGAAGTGATTGCCGAATCCATCGCCCGCAAGATCGAAAATTACATCTTCACGGGTACGGGCAGCGATCAGCCGGGCGGCGTGAAGGTCGCGGGCAAGGGTACAAGCGGCGCATACACGGACGGCACAGATCAGGTGACAGTTGCGAAAACGGCATCCCTGACAGAAGAAAATGTAGTTTCGCTTTACGGTATGCTTGCGTCCGGCTATGAGCGAAATGCTGTCTGGTGCATGAACAAGGCGACGTTCTTTACTGATTTCTTCCCGCTGATGAACAAGTCGAAGAATAACCTCATCGAATTCGCAGGCGGCAAGTATTACATCATGGGCGCAGAGGTCTACTTCACTGGTTCGCTTGCGGCACATGAAGCGTACTACGGCGATTTCGAGTACATCATCGGCAACTATTCGCAGGACATTACGGTTGTTCGCTCTGAACATTCCGGGCTTGCGACCAACAGTATTGACTACCTCGGCGCGTGCGTCTTTGACTGCAAGCCGGTCGCCGGACTCGGCGCATTCGTGCATCTTACGAAAGCCACGGCGTAACGCGGAGGGCTGAACATGGCAGTTAGCAGCGAATATGTCGCGGCTATCCGTCAACGTTTGCGGCTGACAACCGACGATTTCGACAATGAAATTACCGACCTCATCAACGCCGCCCGCGCAGACCTTGCGCTCGGCGGCGTTGTTGAGGAAAAAGCGAACGACGAAACTGACCCGCTGATTCTGAAAGCGGTCGAAACGTACGTAAAGGCTGAATTCGGGCTTGACAACGATGATGCGGAGCGATACCGCGCATCGTACAAAGAGCAGCGGAACGGTCTGACGCTATCGGATAAATACATTGTCGCGGAAGGAGGTTAGCCCGTGTATTGGCGCGATGTCGTGATACTCCGCGCCGTAGTCACGGACACGGACGCGGACGGATACCCGGCGGAAGTCGTGAAGGAAACGCGCGTTTTCGCGGACGTGCAATCCGTCAAGCGCACGGAATTCTACGCCGCAAAGCAGATCGGCATTGATCTTGCAATAACCGTGAAAGTCCGATACGGCGATTATGGCAATCAGGAACGTTTGCTGTTCAGCGGCAAGGAATACAAGGTCGAGCGGGCATACACCGAAGCGCGCGAATTCTACACGCTGGAATGCTCTGAATTCAAGGAGGCAAGCGCATGAATGTCAACGAAACGCTGAAAAAGATGTTTTCCGACCTCCTGCCGGTCGCCGCTGATACCTACAAGGGCAAAGCGACGGAATACATCGTTTTCAACTATACGGCTATCCCGGAAGATTTCGGGGACGATGATGCGCAACACTGGCGCTATCTGACGCAGGTGCATTTATACGCGCCGCATGAAAAGAATTCGCTTGCGTACCGGCGGGAGATCACGCGGCGGCTTGTCGCCGGGGGCTTTACGCGCCCGACGATCACGCCCGCCTCCGATGAAACCGGGCAGCATTACGTTTTTGAATGCGAGATTTCCGGGGGCGTTGACGATGGCTGAATTATCGACACAGGGGCTTGACGGTCTGATTGACGATATGACGGCGCTTATGGAACTGCCAGACGAAACCGTTTTGGAAATGCTGACGGCGGAGGCGGAAGTGGTCGCCGCCGCGCAGCAGTCCGAAGCGCAGAGCATGGGCGTATATGCGACCGGCAAAACGGCGGGCAGTATTTCATACGACAAAAAATTGAAGGTCAAGGGCGCAAGCCGCGCAATCTACGTTTCACCGAAAGGGACGCGCAGCGACGGAAACAAGCGCCGCAACGCCGAGGTTGCATTCGTCAACGAATACGGCAAGGCTGGACAACCCGCCCGCCCATTCATCAACACAGCAAACGAAAAATCAGCAGCCGCAGCCGTTGAAGCGGCAGCGGGTGTCTATGACAAGTATTTGAAATCCAAGAATCTTTAGGAGGTTACATTATGGCACAGTTTGGAGCAAAACGCCCTGTTTTTGCGCCCATCAAGACCACGCCTGACGGCGCATTGCCGACGTATGATTACGAAAAGAAAGTCACAATCGGCAAGCTGGTCAAGGCGGATTTGACCGTTACGAACGCTTCCGGCGAACTGTACGGAGACGATGCGCTTGCGGAAAAAGTCGATATGTTCGCGTCCGGCTCTCTGGCGCTGGAAACGGATGACAAGACCGACGAAGTACAAACCGCCCTGCATGGTGCGACGAAGGACGTGGAAAGCGGCGAAGTCACGGACTCCGACGGCGACGTAGCCCCGCGCGGCGGTCTTGTGTATTACAAGGTCATCATGCGCAAGGGTATCCGCTATTTCAAGGGCATCTTCCATCCCGAAACAAAGGCAATCCTCGGCAACGACAGCGCCGCAACAAAGGGTTCGTCTATCACGTTCGGCACGTCCAGCACGACGTTTACGATTTTCCGCTGCAATTCCGGCGCATGGCGCATTACGAAGGAATTCACAGGTGACGGCGCGGAGGCGGCTTGTATTGCGTGGTGCGATACGAAACTCGGCAAACCGACAACGGGTGGCGGCGGTTAAACAATCAGCAGAGCGGGCGCGCGGGTCAATTCCGCCGCCCGCTTTGGCGCTATGGAGGTAAAGACAATGAAAGCGGCAAAAATTACGGTTGCGGGTACAACGTATTTCCTCGTCATGGACGGCGAAGCGATGTTTACCATCCGCGACATTTACGGCGGCACGCGCCTGATGCTGGAAAAGATGGAACAGGACACGCGCGAAGGCTTCCTTGAAACGTGCAACGCCGCCGCTATCCTTGCAGAGCGCGGCGAACTCGTCCGCCGCCGGTTGGGATATGAGCCGGGGCGCATCCCGGAACGCGACGATTTCGCGCTTTTGACGCAGCCGTATGAAATCGTCCCGCTGAAACGTGCGATTGCGAACGCAATCAAACTCGGCTACGGGCGCGAGATCACAGCCCCCGGAGACGATGAAGTTGACGAAGGGCTTGAAGAATTGAATCAAAAAAAAACAAGATTCGCCGCGCGGACTATTACAGAATAGCCGTTTTGTGCGGCATTTCCCCGGCTGATGCGCTGTTTATGCCGCCGGGGGAAGTGTTTGACTTGTGGGAACTGTATCTGATTGCACATGGAAAAGGCAACAACGGGGAGGGTGACTGATGGCTACGCGCGTAATTTCAACAAAATTGCAGCTTGACGGCGAAGCCGAATACCGCGCGTCGCTAAAAAATATCAATTCCGAACTCGGCACGCTGAAAAGTGAACTGAAATTGACAGAATCGCAGTTTGCGGGACATTTGAACAGCTACGCGGCGTTGTCTGCAAAGGGCGAAACCCTCGCGGGTATGTATGACCAGCAGGAAAAGAAACTTGCCGCTACAAACAAGATTCTGAAAGAAGCGCAGGACGCGCAGGACAAATTTGCAAAGGCGGCAGCAGACGCAAAAGACAAGATTGCGCAGACCGAAGCCGCATTAGACGCGCTTGCCGGTACGGAGGGCGACACTTCCGCGCAGCAGGCAGAATTAACGGCAGAACTGGAAAAGTATAAAACGGAGCTTGCGACCGCCGAAGCGAATCAGGAAAAGGCGACGCAAGCCGTCAATAAATATCAGACACAGGCAAACAGCGCCGAAGCCGAACTGAATAAACTCGGTTCGACGCTGGAAGATAACGACAGGGCTTTAGCCGAAGCCGCGAAATCGTCCGACGGGTGCGCCGATTCCGTAGATAAATATACGGGCAAGGTCAAGCACGCAGACGAGGAAACGGAAAAGTTTTCCGACAAACTGAAAGGCGGGCTTGTCGCCGGTGCAAAAGCGGCGGGCGCAGCGCTTGCCGCTATTGGCACGGCAGCGGTCGCCGGGGTCAAACTTCTGCTTGATTTGAGCGAATCCACAGAAGAATACCGCGTTGCACAAGGAAAGCTGAATACGGCGTTTCAAGCCGCCGGGTTTTCGACGGATACGGCAAGCGCGGCATACAAGTCCCTCTATGCCGTGCTGGGAGACACGGACAACGCAACGGAATCGGCGCAGCTTTTGGCGCAGTTGGCAACGTCGGAACAGGACGTTGCAACGTGGGCGGACATTGCCGCAGGCGTTCAGGGTACATTTGGCGACGCGCTGCCGATTAACAGTTTGATCGAAGCCTCCAACGAAACGGCAAAGGTCGGACAGGTCACGGGCGCGCTTGCCGATGCGCTGAACTGGGTCGGCATTTCCGAGGACGAATTCAATGAAAAACTTGCCGCGTGCAGGGACGAAACAGAGCGTACCGCCCTGATTACGGAAACGCTGTCCGCACAGTATCAGAACGCGACCGATATTTTCAAGGAAAATAACGCTACGGTCATGGCAGCGCGCGAAGCGCAGGCGGAACTCGACGATGCGCTTGCGCGGCTCGGCGGCACGGTTTCCGACGTAAAAACGGAACTGACGGCGGAATTCATGCCCGCGATTGCTGACCTCGTAGACGCTTTTTCGGATTTCCTGCAAGGCGCTGACGGCGCGGAAGAAGCCCTTGCGGATGCAATCGACGAACTGATTGAAAAGGCGACCGACAAGCTGCCGGAACTGCTTGATTTCGGCACGCAAATCATCATCAACATTGTAACCGGGCTTGCAAACGCCGCGCCGTCGCTTGTCGAGGGCGCGGTAACTGTTCTGTCTACGTTGGTGGAGGGCTTGCTGGAAGCCCTGCCACAGTTGACCGAAGCGGCGGCGCAAATGGTCGCGGCGCTCGTTCAGGGCATCGGGGAAGCGCTGCCGACGCTGATTCCGGCGGCGGTGGAAGCCGTCACGCAGCTTGTGCAATCCCTGATTGACAACGTTCCGCTGCTTATTGAAGCGGCGTTGCAGCTTGTCACAGGGCTTGCGGAGGGCATCATTGAAGCGATTCCCGTATTGCTGGAGGCGCTGCCGGAACTGATTGAAAGCCTGATTTCGGCGTTGCTTGAAGCCGTCCCGCAGATCATCGAAACGGGCGTGACGCTCCTGACCGCCCTCGTCACAAACCTTCCGACGATCATTCAGACGATCATTGCGGTATTGCCGCAGATCATCACAAGCGTCATTCAAACACTTTTGACGCATTTGCCGGAGATCATTGACGCGGGTTTCAAGCTGCTTACGGCGCTGATTGACAATCTGCCGGAAATCATTTTGACCATTGTCGAAGCGCTCCCGGAAATCATTTCTGCAATCGTAAAGGCTTTGACAGACAATATACCGCTTATCGTAGAAACCGGCGTGAAGCTGCTCACGTCCCTGATTACGAATCTTCCGCAGATCATCGCGGAAATCGTGCGGGCAATGCCGGAAATCATTACCGGCATTGTCAATGCGCTGTCCGAGGGCATTTCACAGGTCACGGAAGTCGGCGCAAACATTGTGCGCGGCTTGTGGAACGGAATTCAGTCCCTTGCCGGTTGGCTTTGGGATCAGGTTAGTAGCTGGGCATCCGGAATTTGGGACGGAATCTGTGATTTCTTCCAAATTGCATCCCCGTCTAAAAAAATGGCGTGGGTGGGGTCTATGCTTGTCGAGGGTCTGGCGGGTGCAATCGACAAAGACGGCAACAAAGCCGTTGCAGCCGTTGACGATATGGCGACGGGCATGATTGCGGAAGTCGAGTCCGAAATGGCAAAGGTCAACGCTTCCCTCGCGGATGGCATCGGGGACATTGAAACGGGCTTTACCGCGCGGGCGACCATTCAGGAGGTCGCCGCATCTATTCCGTCATCCCTGAACGCTGGACGCATGGGAGCGGGCGCGACCGCAGGCGGCGAAACGACCGTTACAAATCATTTTCACATTGCGGCGCTGCAAGTGCGGGAAGAAGCCGACGTGAAGAAGGTTGCAAAGGAACTCTACAATATGCAGAAAACGAAAACGCGCAGCAAGGGGGTCGTTACGTAATGATTGGATTTACATTCAACAACGTCCACAGCCGGGACATGGGTGTAGTATTCAAGTCCGATGACAGGACGCTGCTTCCGGCAAAACGAATCACGCAATACAAGATTCCGGGCAAGTCCGGCACGTATGACATTGCAGACGGCTACGACAACCGGCAGATTTCATGCACAGTCGCTTTTGTTGGAGCGGGCAACGCATACGCGGGCGTTCGGCAGACGGCGCGCGCCGTCGCGGAATGGCTCTCCGGCGACGGTCTGCTTATTTTCGATGACGAACCAGAAAAGGCGTACAGCGCAAAGATCATTGACGGCATCGGAATTGAACAGATTGCCGTTACCGGGCATTGCAGCGTTACGTTTTTGTGTGAGCCGTTCGCGGAATCCATCGGCTACAACCAGAAAGCTGTGCAGTCCGTTTCCCTGCCGGATACGGTCACGATTAACGTAAAAGGCACGCAGGAAACCGACGGGCTGATTTACATTACAGCGCGCGGCACAATTACGAATTTGACCGTTACACGGTTAAAGGTGAATTAAAGAACGGAGGTATTTCAACATGAGCGCATTATCAAACGTCCACGCGACAAGTCTACTGAACACATCCTTGCGCAGCGGTACGTACTACCTTGCATTGTTTCTGACTGACCCGACGGCAAGCGGAAACGGCACGGAAGTCAGCGGCGGCGGATACGCCCGCAAGATCATCACGTTCGGCACGCCGTCGCTTGTGTCCGGCAAAGAACAGGTCACAAACAGCGCTGCCGTCGATTTCGGCACGATGACCGCAGACCTCGGAACGGTCGCGTATTGGGGCATCTACGATGCACAGTCAAGCGGCAATCTGCTTTGGTACGGCTCGTTTTCGCGCAGCAAGAACGTGTTGAGCGGCGACGCAATCACGGTTTCGACGGGGGCAATCGTCTGTACGCTGTCATAAGGGGGCAAGACCATGTTTAACCGCTCTGCATACAACAGAACATCGTTTAACCGTTCATCGTCCATCGTCTTTGAATGGCTTGCGACGGCGAACGCGGAAACGGATGCGTCAGCGGCGGTCAAGATCATCCGGCATTTGAACGGAGCGGTCGAAGCGGTTGCAGAAGCGCGCGGCGTGATTATCCGCGTCGTGCTGCCGTCTGCCATTGCAGAAGCAGAATCATCCAGCGTGGGTGATTACATCCGCATACTGTTCTTTGACGCGATGGCGGAAGCCGTAGCGACGGCGACCGCAACAGGCGTTTCAACGTACGGTTCGATTACGATGCAATTCCCCGGTCTGACCATGACAGCCGGTGACGAACTGATTATTGACACAGGACACATGACGATCACGCTGAACGGTGCGAATGTCATTGACCTTCTGAGCGATGACAGCGAATTTTTCAAGCTGAAACCGGGCGAAAACGACATTATCGTAGAGGGCGGCACGACGGCGGACATTAAAGTTTTGTGGAAAGACAGGTGGCTATAATGAAAGTCCCGCAGATTTTTGACCGCAACATGAAGCGCCTTGCCTTCCTTGACAACGCCGTTTCCGTCGGCTATTCGCTGGAAATCAATTCGTTATGGACGGCGACGTTTACGCTTCCGGCGGACGATGACAAGAACGCCTATTGCCAGCCGTTGAATTTCGTTGAAATCTTTGACGGCGACGAAAGAATTGACCTGTTTCGCATCATCGGGGAAGATTTGGAGCGCAGCAACGGCGCGACGCGGTTCTATGACTGCGAACACGTCCTTGCTACGCTCCTGTCCGACGTGCTGTTTCAGTACCATCAATACGGCGGGGGCGGCATCAAGACCGCCGACGTGCTGAACTACGTGCTTGCGCGGCAGACAACGCGCAACTGGGTTTTGGGCGATTGCGATTTCAAGCGGTATTTCGAGTACAACTGGGAAAATTCAACGCTGCTTGCGGCGCTGTTCGCCGTGCCGGAATGCTTTGACAGCGAATATATGTGGACATGGGACACGACCGTTTACCCGTGGACGATTTCGCTTGTAACGCCGTCGGACACGATGAAAAGCGAAGTCCGATACGCGAAGAACATGACCTCGATGAAAAAGACTGTGGACGCATCCGGCATCGCAAACCGCATTTATGCCCTCGGTTACGGCGAGGGCGTGAATCAGTTGACCATTGCGGGCGTGAACGGCGGCAAGCCGTATGTCGAGGATGCAATGAGCATTCAGCAGTACGGGCTATGTTCGACCATCCTTGTAGACAGCCGGTATGAAGTCGCGGAAAACCTCAAGGGCTACGCGGAACAGATGCTTGCAGAACTGAAAAACCCATATGTCAGCTATGAAATCGGCGCAATCGACCTTCACAGGCTGACCGGCGACACGTTTTCAAAATTCCGCCCCGGCGAGATCGTCCGCGTCGTGGATGAAGCCGACGGCATCAACCTCCGCACGCGCATTGTCAGCGTGGAGAAAAGCGACGCGCAGGGCGACCCCGGAAGCGTGACCGTTACCATTGCCAGCAAGTCAAAGGACATTGCGGGCAGCATTTCGGAACTGCAAAACCGCGCCCTCATCAATGAAACGTACGCGCAGGGCGCGACGAATCAGCAGATTTACAATTTCACGGACAACGCCGACGCAACGCATCCGGCGACGCTGAAACTGTATATTTCTGATTCCGTCGTGCGTATCAACAAAATGCTGTTAAACATCCAGTTTGAAGCATTCCGCGCGTATGAAAAAGCAATCGGCGGCGGTGGCGGGCAGACAACCTCCAGCGGCGGCGGACAAACAACGTCATCCGGCGGCGGTTCGACCACATCCAGCGGCGGCGGGTCTACAACCTCGTCCGGCGGCGGAACAACGTCATCGTCAACAAGTCTGCGAAGCAGCAACACAATCAATTCTTCGGATAATGGCGGCAGCGGCGGCGAAAATCACAATCACGGTCTTGCGCGCGGCGACCGCCTTGCGCTGATAGACTACAACAACAATATCATCGGCGGCGTGAATTTCGTGCCGTCCGGCGCGCATACGCATCCGGGGCATACGCATACCGTCGGTTCGCACACACATAGCGTCAGCGCGCATACGCATAGAGTCAGCGCCCATACGCACACGGTAAAGGCGCACACGCACACGGTTCAAGATCATACACACAAAATCGAATTCGGCATCTATGAGGGCGCGCGGGCATCTTCGGCAACGATCAAGGTTGACGGCGTGGAAATCCCTGCCCCGGCATCGTATGACAATCTGGATATTGTCGAGTACCTGAAAACGGACGGCAGCGGCAAGATTCAGCGCAACGCATGGCATACGATTCAGATTTTACCGAATTCCATGAGCCGCATTGTCGGCGCGGTATTCATGCAGACGTTCTGCAATTCGCGCGGCGGCGGCGATTACTAAAACGGGAGGTTACGCAATGGCAGAACTTGCAAAAATGTACCCGCCACAGGCGAACACGCCGGAAACGTCCCTGTCCGGCGCGCTGACGGCGGCGGGAACGACCGTAAACGTCGTTGACGGGACAATGCTGCCGGATGCGCCGAACTTGCTGACAATCGGCGCGGACGGGTCTACGGCGGAAACTGTGCTGATGACCGCAAAGAACGGGAACGTGCTGACCGTTGTACGCGGGCAGGACGGCACGACCGCGCGGGCGTGGTCTGCGGGCGACGTTATCGGCAGATATTTCACGGCGGCAGATCAGAAAGCAATGCAGGACAACATTACAGCCCTGAACAACGGAAAAACGGAAAAGGTCGCATCCCCGACGGATGGCAACCTCGTCGCGTTCGACGGCACGACCGGCAAGCAGAAGGACAGCGGCAAAAAGCCGGGAGATTTTGCCGCTGCCAGCCATTCACACAGCGGATATGCGCAGGCGCTTATTTTCCAGAACGTCAGCGTTGCAGCGTCCGCGTGGAGCAGCGACAGCACGTATGCAGCATACCCGTACGCGGCGACACTGGCGCTGACGGGCGTGACCGCAAGCCACGTGCCGGAGGTTACGTTCGGGGCAACGGAAGCCGCATCCGGCATCTACGCGCCCGTCGCGCTGTCCGGCAGCGGTACGGTCAAAATCTACGCCGCGTCGAAACCGGCGGCGGCGATCACGCTGCAATCTATTTTGTGCATTAAGGCGGTGTAAAACATGATCGGAAAAACAAACGCATTATCGGCGGCGGGGGTGGAATTATCCCTCGTCGTTTCTGTTACATCCGGTGCGGCAGTAACCGCGACGAAAAGCGGCAAGACCGTCACAGGCACGGCGGCGGGCGGCTCTTGCGTTCTGAAACTGCCGGAGGCGGGTACGTGGAGCGTGTCGGCAACGCTGAACGGGCAGACTTCCAACACGCAGAGCGTGTCCGTAAAAGACAGCTACGCCGTGTCCCTGACGTTCTTTAGCGCGACGATCACGGTAACGGTCGATTCCGGCGCATCCGTCGCGTTGAAAAAGGACGGCACGACAGTCCAGACAAAGACCAGCACGGGGACGGCGGTATTTACCGTAACGGAAACCGGCACATACACAATCGTCGCCACAAAGAGCGGGCAGAGCGTCAGCGGCACGGTCAACGTCGTATCCAGCACGACCACGTACGCGCTGACCCTCTCTTTTGTTTCGTCTACGCTGAACAATAACGAATGGAGCGTCATCAAGTCCGTATCTGATGCAGGACAGGGCGCGTCCTATTGGAGCATTGGCGACCGCAAAGCGATCACACTGAGCGGCACGGTTGGGGCGCTGACGTTATCCAACGTCACGACGTATGTGTTCATAATCGGATTCAATCACAATTCCGGCGTCGAAGGAACAAACCGCATTCATTTCCAGTTAGGCAAAACGGCGCTGTCCGGCGGCACAGACGTTGCGCTATGCGACAGCTATTACAACAATACCGGCGGCGGATTCCGCATGAATACCAGCAACTCAAACTCCGGCGGTTGGGCATCGTCAAATATGCGAACGGCAATTTGCGGTACAAGCCTGTCAAGTTATTCCGGTACGATCATTGCGGTCATCCCGGCAGCGCTCCGCGCGGTGCTGAAATCCGTGACGAAGTACACGGACAACACAGGCAACAGCAGCGCCGCAAGCGCGGTGACGGCGACAACGGACTATTTCTTTTTGTTGTCTGAATACGAAGTATTCGGAAGCATTACATACGGAAATACGAACGAAAAGAGCAAGCAGGCGCAGTATTCATATTACAGCGCCGGAAACAGCAAGGTCAAATACAATCACAGTGCGACAAGCACAGCCGTTTATTGGTGGCTCCGTTCCCCGCTTGCCGGCAATTCCGCGGGTTTCGTGATTGTG